GTGTGCGGACGAACCACCCACTGAACGTATCTGTGCACCATTAATTGAATAGTATGATGCATAACAGTAATATGTAAACATTGATACTGATTCAGTTAATCCACCGTTAGTTGCAATTAGGCCGTAACCCATATCAGCAACCTGTGTAAAGTCATTTGAAAGCATTGATCTGTTACCAGGCATCAATACTTCATAAATTCTTTGATATTGAATAGTGCCGCTACCACCTGATGTAATTTCTAATGGAACACTACCATCAAATGAATCTTTAATTTGGAAAGTATTATTTGTTAAACCATCTTCAAAAACATAGTAGTCTCTTCCTGCTACTAGTGGTGCAGGCAAAGAGCCACCCACTGATCTAAATCTTAAAATTGCACCTGATTGTAGTCTATGATCATTGTTAGTAAATATACCAGGATCAGCAACACTTACACTTAAAAGTGTTTGATAATTTGGTGGTCTAGTAAATGGTGTTGTTTCATCAAGTACAAATGTAGCAGTTGAACCGCTAGGACTGTATACAAAGTCTCTAACATAGTTAATTCTAAATACTGCGTCATCTACAATAAACGATGCAGGTAATTGTGGGAATCTTTCTAATCCGCCTACACCTAATCTTGTATCAGTGGTTGAAGATAAGTGTTCAAATTGTAAGTTACCTGAGAAACCATCAACAAACATACCACCTGCAAATATTTGTTTATTAATTGATCTACTAAATGCAGCACACTCTTGTGCATAAGGTGATTTAGCAAGGATCTGTCCTTCCGGATCAAGTACAAGACCAAAGCCTCCGTGTCCTTGCATTGTAATACCTTGCCAACGTACTGCATCGTTTGCTAGGAATACATCAAGGTATTGGTTTTCTTGTGGATAGTTTACACTACCTGAACTACTAATTACATCTACAACTGCATCAACTAAATCTTCGAATACATCTTCTGTACCTGTTTCTTTTAGATATGCTGTATCAACAATCTGTGGGAAAGTACTTTGGAATGTTGTTCCTACTGGAAGGTTATTAAGAATAAAACTTGCAAGATATTCAATACGTCTAATACCTGCAACTGTTTCTGATAACTGTGTTGTGATTGCAAGTCTTCCACTTGCACTTTCAAAATATTTTAGTGCTGCCGATATAGTTCTATTGTAACCGCCGTACCTTAAATCAAAGATCATACTATCAAGTAGTAATCCAACATCACGTTTACATAAATTTTTATTGTATTGGAATGTTATATCAAAAGGAGCAATACTATTTGCTATTTGATTATCAATCCATTCAACAACTTCGTTTTGAATAAACACTTTGTTAAGTTTAAGAAGTGTTGCTGAGTTTTTATAATTACCAGCATTATCAATCTTTGGATAAACTGGTTGTGATGTATCGTGCAAGTAATGATGACCATACAATCTATCTGTTACTTGAAGTCCATCAATTACTGTATCACGTCTAAACTTTTGAAATGCCCAAGGTGAACTTGATGTTCCTGGTTTAGGTCTAATAATACAACGTCTAAATTCATCACCAACAATAGAAACGTTCTGCGGAACTTTTAAAGGATAATGTTCTTCATAAATGCCACTTTCTACTTTAATTGTAATATTAATTTGGTTACTAACATCACCATATGAAATAACTTCACCTACTGTAAAGTCACCATACTTAATATCAACATCAAAAATTTCATTACCTAAACTATCAAGTGCCCCTGTATGTCCTAATATCTGTGCCAGTGCGCCTGAATCTTCACCGCGTAAAAATAATCCTTCTCTAATGTCACGTGTTCTAAATGCAACAGGAGTATCTGTTAATACATCACCTGTAAAGTCAGTTCTTTGTCCTTCTGTTCTTAGTAAGAATCTTGGTAAGTCAGCAACTACTGTTGGAATACTTGTAAATCCAGCACCTTGATCTGTAATTTCAATTCCTACAATTTCGCCTCCTACAACTTGTGCAACACCAAAGCCACCGTTTGTTTCGCCGCCACCTGTAATTCTAACTGATACTAAACTATATCCACTACCTGGATTATTAATAGTAACACCTGCAACTCTGTAGGTTACATTAAATGTAGCGCCTGTACCAAATTGTGAATTAGAAGTTGTAGCAACATTTGTGCTACCTGGTAATACTGAATAGTTACCTGAACTAATTTGTCTGAAAGTAACAAGTGCACCTGGTGTACTTGCTGTACTTAAAACTTCATACTTTGCTGGAGAACCTGTTCCGCCATCTAGTGTAATGATATCACCTGGTAGATAGTTTGCACCTACTGTGGCAATACTAATCGAGTCAACACTTAGCGTAACTGAACCTGCAAATCCTACTCCTGAATCTGGTGATGTTTCAATAGCACTTAGGGTTACATCATCTGCGCCATTATTATATGTTAAAACTTTTTTGTATGGTCCAATTTCTTTTTCTGAACCTAAAACAATTTCTTCTGCACGTTTAAGTGCTGCTTCAATAGATCTATATGCGTATGCTAGAGCTCTACCTTGTAATTCTTCACTTACTCCCGGACGTTCGTCAGCACCTGAAGTTGCAACATACAAGTTAACACTAGATCCAAATGATGAACTATCAACATAACGTTTTGTTGCAGCAATTAAGCCATCGTATGTAATATCATCGTCTGGTTCTGGATCTCTTGAAAGTACAAGTGGTCCGCCCATAGTACCGAATGCACTATTTGTTTGTCCAGTTTCTGGATCAACTGCATTAACACCTTGTAATGAAATTTTAGTATCTACATATCCTTTGTTAGCACCTTCATCATCGCTAACCGGTGTAGTTAAATCTTTTATTCTGTATTGGTTACCACCTGATCTTGCAGATAAGTTACCACCAAGTTGTGGTGATGTATCACCTGAGATCTCACTAAATTCTGTTGAAATACTAATCTCACTAGGATTAGTAGTATCATCAACGGCAACACCTACGCCGCCAACAATATTTTTAAATACAATAGCATCTGTAGTAGGGTTGACTGCTAAAACAGCACCTTCATTACCTAAGTAAGTTGCCGGTGAATCATTAAGTCCAATAAAAGTAAGTCTTTCACCTAAACCTAATGAGCTATATAGTTCTCTAAAGTTATCGTTTACCTTTTGAAACGAATCTCTAATACTATCGCCAGTACCGTCGTTACCTACTGCACCTGTATCAATAACTTTTCTTGCCATTTTATCCCCTAAACACTCTGTTTCTTATCAATATTTATCTCTAAGTTCTATAAGCCGAATGTAAATACAAGTATGTTTTTAGGCACAGAACAAAAAGAAACTACTCACAAACGTAAGAGTAAACACGGTAAAGAACACGTTTATAAGCGTACTAAAACTGTAGTTAAACTCCAGTGTGACAATTGTGACAATGTATTTACCAGGGATCTAAAAAAGATCAGTAGAGCCCGGCTGAATAATAACTATTTCCACGTATGTAAAGATTGTGATGCAAAGCGTTTTGCACAGCGAAAGGGTGTTGAACAAAAGCAAATGTGGGATATGCCTGTTGATACAGACATTATAATTGGGAACAATTAAAAGCCTACGCTTTCACCGCACCCACAACTTGATGTTGAGTTGGGATTTTTAATAGATAGATAAGAACCAAATACTTCTTCAATGTAATCTATTTCAGTTCCTATTAGATATAGCAAACTTGCACTGTCAATGCAGAATTCACCATTAGGTAATTTAATAACTTCGTCATCTAATTCTTTAGAATCAGCCATCTGCCAGTCATATGAAAATCCGGCACACCCACCACCCTTCATTTGAAGTCGGACAATAGGCTTGCCGGTCTTTTCAATTAAGCCTTCCATATGCTTAATTGCAGAATCTGTTAGATTAACTGCGTCTGGCATTTACTATTCGCTTTTCCAAATAGTCCAAGCGCCGTATGCAATAGCAGCATATGCTAATAAACCTGCTAAAGGTTTTGCAATTAACACAATGATACCAAATGCAATTAAAACTGCACCATCCCAAGATGTTCTTTCTTGAAATGCTTTTCCTACCCAAGATTTAAATTTGTCTAACATAATTTACTTCTCCTTTTTGGTGGTTTTCTTTTTAGTAGTCTTACTTTTATTTCTTACAATAGCAGTAGACTTCTTTTTAGCCGGTGCTTTTTTCTTTGCAGCAGGCTTTTTAGCAGCGGTAGTCTTTGGTTTAGTTGCCTTGACTTCCTCTGTTAAAACTAATGGTTCAGTTTTTGCTGACCCGAATAGGTTTTTCAACCAATTGAACATTTTATTCTCCTGTTAATCTGTCGTTGATAATCGACCAATTGAAAATACGCCATATATCGTTAAGATATTTGTCTTTAGTTTTATCTAATAGATAACTGTGTTCCCACATATCAACTAGCATAACAATTTCAGTTCCACGTTGAAAATCTTGATTAGGAATTGTATCTAGTTTTCCTTTAACATCCATATATACCCAACCAGAACCTTGTAGACTTTTGGCTTTCTCAATAAACTTCTCTTTGAAATTTTGGAAAGACCCAAACTTTTTGTCAATAAGTTCGAGCGATCTGCCTGATGGTGTGTTCCCTGAAGTAGGTGGTTGGAGGTGCGCCCAATACAAGTTGTGTAAATGCGCTCCGCCAAAGTTAAACTTATCGTCACCTTCTTTATTGTTGTAGCGATCAACATATCCTTTGGAAAGTTTCCCATAATGGAGGTCAACGCTTTCCTTACTCATTACCGGTTCTAATGCATCACGTGCATACGGTAATGGGTTAAGTACTAATGTTGGACGCTTTGTGTCCGCTTCAATAATAATATCTTTCAGTTCTTTTAACATCTTACGTATTTAGTGTAAATAGTAGTGTTATACGAAGAAGTGGTGAAATTAATTGGATACCCTAGTATTAAACGCTGACGCTAAACCTTATTCTATATTACCTCTAAGCACTATTTCCTGGCAGGAATCTATCAAACAACTGGTGTTAGAACGTGTTACAGTATTAGAATGGTATGACAATTGGATTATCAGTAGTCCTAGTTGGGAAACTAAAGTTCCTGCTGTTGTAATTGTAAAGGACTATATTAAAAAAAGCACAAGTGTTAGATTCTCAAAGTATAATGTTTTCTTAAGAGACCAGTTCACTTGTTTATATTGCAATGAACAACTACCCCATAGAAATAAATGCACAGTAGATCATATTATACCTATTAGTAAAGGTGGACGTAATGTTTGGGAAAACTGTGTAACTGCTTGTGGACCGTGTAATGTGGAAAAAGGTGACAAGTTAGGTCGGCAACCATTACGTGAACCTTATCGCCCCACCTACTACGACCTCATCAAAAACAAAGAATTACTTCAATTAAAAATCAAACACGATAGTTGGCATAATTATATAAAATGACATTCGATATAATCAAACTAAACACCACTGTAAATATTAACAAACTTACAGATTATTATAATACAGTAAAGTTAGACCACGACGACTTACGTTGGCATAGTGGTATTGTGGATTGGCGAGATTGCAACTTTGCTATTGGAGAAGGATACAACATAAAAAATATATATGGTTGGCAGATTGATACCGACTACGATGATATAACAATTCCAAATGCTCCTTACGATACAACTAAAAATAGAAATCCATATTTCAAAGAAACAAAACTTAATTTTGGTTATGTTAATCTAATCAAACGTCATTTTTATATGGCAGAAGGAACAGCATTAACAGTTATGCCTCCTAGATCGTCTTTAGGTAAACACATAGATTATCACGACTTTTACAAAATACACATACCTATTATTTCAGATAACAATTTTATTTTTACTGTAGACGGAAAACAAAAAACTATGGATGCAGATGGAAGTGTATATATTCTTAATACAAAACTAGAACACTCTGTAATCAATAACGGAGAAACAGATAGGGCTCATTTAATTCTTAGATTTCCAATTGAAATGCTTGATGCTGTTATAGCACAAGAAGGTTATATAGATTCGTAAAGTGCAATGCTTGCCAAGTTCTTAGCCTTAGACTCTACCATAATATCTGCATAGTCTCTAAAAGACAAAGCCCAATCGTTAACAGCCCTATTCCACATAAAGTCACTATGAGCACGTAGTTTCTGTTTTTTGAATCCTTGTTCAAGTAATTCCTCCATATTAGGTAAGGTGTCTGGATTATGACCTACAAGTAGATCTTCACGTGATACACTGTAATGTATAACAGGCCGCACACCACGCCAACTGTCTACTATGCGAGCAAATCTATCGTCGGTTGGTTGAATGTATTCTCCACTAGCGACCCAGTGATGGTGTATGTCAAGAACGAGGGCGAGGTCTTTTGCAAGTTCGATACTTGCGTCGATGCCCCACGACATTTCGTCGTTCTCGATCGTAATAATATTTCGCGCCTCTTGAGATAATCTTGGGAGGACTGCTTGTATACCGGCTGGACCTTGCCTACCGGATATGTGTACATTGCACTTCGCATCTTGGAAGGACTTGCCGTATCCCATCCAGCGGAAGACATCGGTGTGATATTCAAATTCTTCTATGCTCCTTTCTACGATATCAGGATTATCTGACGCAAGTACAGTAAACTGACCAGGATGCATAGACACCCTGACATCAAGTTCACGAGCCTTTGCGCCGACGTGAGCGAAGTTAGTCTCGCAATATTTTCGTACATCAGGCTTGCGCCAGAAGTAAGACCAAGTAGGCTCAGTATAAACAGGTAGGACGTCACTTCCCAACCTAACCATTCTAAGTTCATTCGGTAGTCCTCCTACATAGTTAACAAGGTTAAAATACGATTGTATGTTGTGAACCATAATGTCCCACAATCGTTCTTCAGCAACTTCTTTAGTTTGCCTATTAAGCCACGCAACAGTTGTACTGCGTGTGTTCAATGGACGCTGAATCTCCTCAAGAAGTTTCTTCTTCTGAGTCTGATCAGGGTGCATATATTTGCAGGCAAAGCCTATTCTTTTCGTAATATTTTCCACGTCTCTTCCCAATTTTTAACATTATAACAGAGACCTAAGTCTTTGTCAATGATTTCTTTCTTTAATGGATAATCATTTCCTTCAGGGTGCATTGCATCGCCAAAGAAATGTAACTCGTCATTGGGATCAAAATCTCTTAATATTTGTGATTTATCACTGCCTTTTGGAAAAATATCAATACCTGTTTCGCCGCCTACTTTGGCATCTATATCTGGGAATATTGTACAAAATGCTTTTGCAATTGTATTACGTTCATCAAAACCTGTATCGTGCTTAACATATAATTTACGTTGTTCTTGGTTTGCATTGCGACCTACAACACTAAAGTTACACATACCAGGTCTATGTTCGAAGTGTAAACCTGTTCTTAGTTCAAACATACTTTCATTCATACATTGTGTTAAAAAATTAATAGCAAGTTCAGGTAATTTCCATTCACTTGTATACACATTTTTTCCTTGTTCGTAAACGTCGCTGCCAGAACAATTGTAAACTCTATCAGCAAAGTTATAAACCATCTGTCCAACTTGCTCTAATGTTTTATCTTTGTCACTACCAGTAACAAGATAAACAAAATTGTGTTCTTGGAAGTTAAGGAACCATCGTTGAAAGTCTGGATCCATAGAACATCTACTAGGTGTTAATGTTCCGTCAACATCAAATATAAATCTACGAGTCATAAGTATACCAGCCAGTGATAATATACTTGTAACCTTCGTAGATAGGATTGCCCCTATGTGGATGTGTATAACCTGCAGGCCAAAATACTAGTTTGCCCTCTTCAGGTTTTACTTTCACGCCTTGATAAAGATATTCTGTTTCTCCACCTTCTTCTACATCATTAAGATATAATGTGTAAGCAACTACTCTATTGCAACTTGCTTGTCCACCATCTTCAACGTGCCATACGTGATATCCTTGTTTAGGACCTGTCCTTTGAATGCACATTCCTTTTGGACTATGACCTTCAATTGTTTCTAATATATCATACTCGCCAACATACTTGTCGTAGAATTGGTGTACTGTTTGGAAAAAATGTTGACAAAACTTATGATCATAATACTGTATACCATTACCAGGTGCCCAGTCATACATAATTCTGTCGTCTTGATTTTTCTTGATATTATTCTGTTCTATAGTTTGTCTTTGTTCCTTCATCATTTCAAAGACTTCTATTGCTTTTTTACAGTATTCACTGCTAAATGCTTTTTTATATTCTTTTATAAATGTGTCTTGTTTCATTGCCAATTATCCACTACAAATTTATCTTGCACTTGTGCAGGATTAGGTTCACCGTGGAAAACTGCAATACAGCATTCTTTGTCAGGAACAATATCATCACGTATTGTTTTAAATTTTCTTATACCGTGCTGCATTCCTAACTCACTGCGTGATCTTATTTCCCACTTGTAACTTTGTATCCACTTATCTGGCCAAAACTTCATATGTTTTTTAGCCTGTGCCCAAGTCCAGTCTTGGTCTCCTTGCATTCGCATAGCATATTCTGGATTTTGTTTAAACTTATCAAAAATATAATTTTGACTACCAGCATTCCACGCCATTACTGAACTGTTCAAGTACTTATATCCAGGATGAAACTTCCTATTAAAATCTCTAATTCCAACAAAGTCTTCTGTCCACATAGTTGCAAGTTTATCTATATTATTATGTATCACTACATCTAGATCCATATATAATATTCTACCCGGAATAGGCATAGAACTTTCAAACATATGTACTTTGTGCCACCAACCTTTTTTATAACCTTGATTAGGACGTATGATACTAGTAACACCTTCTATTGGGGCTGGATCATCTGTTAAGCACCAAAATTTATAAGGAACATTCAAATGGCGCTCCACCATATTCCTTAACCTAATGACGTATTCTTGTCCGTACTTGTTACCAAAGCGAACACAAAGAACATTTATTTGTACTGATGCATCGGTCGTAACAGTTTCTTGCAATCGTTGTCTTGCTACCTTCTCAGCACGAAGTAGTGCTTTCCTTGCTTTACGTTGCTCTTTAGTTTCTTTGGATTTGTCGAATGCCATTAACCATCTTCCTAACCTGTGTAAGAATATTTAACAATGTCTGCGACAACTGTTTTAAAATCTTTTAAATGTAATGCATTAGGTCCATCACTAGGTGCATTATCTGGATCTTCGTGAACTTCTAAAAAGAATTCTGTTACACCCATTGCAGATGCAGCACGAGCCAAGCCAGGCACATACTCACGATTACCGCCACTGCTAGTGCCCATACCTCCGGGTTTTTGAACTGAGTGCGTAATGTCATAAACAATGGGAACGTTATAATTAGACAGCATAAACTGAAGGCCAGTGAAATCAGTGACCAAAGTATTATATCCAAAACTTGTTCCCCTTTCTGTAATCCAAACTTCTTTAGCACCTTCTGTTTTAGATAAAATGTTTTCAACGTCCCAAGGTGCAAGGAACTGTCCTTTTTTAATGTTTACAATCATTCCTGTTTTGACCGCAGCACGGACCAAATCAGTTTGTCTACACAAGAAAGCAGGAATCTGTAATACATCAATTATGTCTTGATAATATGCTCCTATTTTTAAAACTTCGTTGACGTTATGCACGTCTGTTATAATTTTTAAACTAGGTATTACTTTTTTAAGACTTTCAAAGTCTTGCATAGTAGTTTGTAATCCCTGTCCTCTTTTGCCTTTGATACTTGACCTATTTGCCTTATCGTAACTTGCTTTAAAAATATAATCAACACCGTGCTTATCACAAACACGTTTACATTCTTTTGCTATTCTTAAACTCTGTTCTAGAGTTTCGTGTTGACACGGTCCTGCTATAATTCTCATCTATGCCTCGTAAATTGCGGAGTTGGCTCCGTGTTCTGCACACTCGACCTTGATACAATAGCAACGATTATTTGTTGCTTCTCTAATTAATTTGTCTGCAAAGTTAAATGCGTGTTCTGCAAACTTCTCTGCACCTACACCATCAAACTCTCTTACTTCACATAAGTCTTTATCTTGTAAATCATAAAAGTCTTGTTTATGCGGATCATTAACATCTACACAAGTCTTATGATCAAAACTATCTTCCAACCAAGCCTTCAAAGGCTTTAGTCCACCAAAGTCAACTGCCCAATTTTTATTATCTAGTTCATCACAACCAAATGTAAATGTAAATGCTAAACTATATCCGTGCAATAAATGGCAGTGTGAATGATCTGCGTTAGGCTGTCTAAAGACTGCCGATAGTCCAATATTGTGTCCATAGTGTTTAGTACTGTAATGTTTTCCCATTATTTTCTCCTGTTTTAAATAATGGCGGCAGAATTAGAAGGGTTGACGCCAAGTCCTTGTTAAACATAAAATTAATTATACGATCTATTTAGGCAGTTGTCAAGAGCTGACTTGACACATTGGGCAGTTTCCATTGTGTTGGAGTTTGCCAATCTTTTGCATTTATGATATTAAATTCTATCTGCGGATTGTGAACAAAAACTTTTTGTGCTTGGTACACCCAATAACTAAAGTCTACAGGTTTATCATCCTTTTTAGCATAGTGCATTGTGTTTTTGTAAATGTTATTCACCTTACTATTTTTATCGTATAGGTCAAAACCAATTATTCTTACCTCGGTAATGTCTGGCAAACTTGCTGCAACTAAAAGTGCATAAGTTCCACTGCCCCAATGTAAAGGTTGATCTATTTTCTTTTCACCTTTGTAAGGTAAGTCTGGTAAATGATTTATTCTTTTGTCTTTTTTAATCTTTCTAAAATACTTGAACCACATATCTCTAACATAAATTTTAGTGTTAGCAGTGTTATCACTTTGTATTGCTTCATCTACCATACGTCTGTCGCAGCATATTAAATGATCTACAGCGAGATCTCTGTGTAATGCATTACAACCTACTACTGTTTTATTTTCTGTTAGTTTAGGAAGGTTTAAGAATCTTCGGCTTTCACCATTACCTATGCAATAGGCAATCACAGTTACTACCTAATGTCGCCGAATGGTGCCCAGTTACCAGGATTGCCGGCTCTAATACATACCCAACCAATGTGTCCTCTTTGTTGTGGAGCATCGTTCCATACAATATCACCTTGATTGAATTGTCCACCTGTTGGAGGAGCAGTACCGGCTAAATGTTTTTTATTGTTAAACTTGATAGCACCTCTTACGTGTAAGTCTACATCACTATCTGGATTATTAACACCAATAGCAAGTTTGCCGTTGACTGAAACTTTTATAGGTGCAGCATTGCTGTTACCTAGTGCAATATCGCCGCCTGCTTTAATTGCTACTCTAGTTGTGTTATCTGTTTTAAATTCTAAATCGTGACTTGCAAATGTACCAACAAAACCTTTTACAAAGTCTTCAGTACCAACCATCACTTCAATACCATCTTCTGCAACTGAAAGTGCTGCATTAGGTTCTTCAGTACCAACACCTAGTCTATCACTGTTTGCATCAAAGTAAACGTATTGATTAATGCTTACGCTACCATCAACAATAAGACCTTTTAGTCTACCTACTTCACGTAAATTACTTTTTGTAACGCTTCTGCCTAGTTCTTGTTCAGCAAGGACTGCGTTGCCGTTAATAGCAAGATGTTTGCCGCGGCCAATATCAATTGTTTCTGATGAAAAAAGTCTATCTTCATCAGCAACCATAACGAATTTTTTAGTATAGTCTCTACCCGCCCAGTAGAACCCTTTATCATAAATGTTCCCACTAAAACTAACCGACGAATTTGCTGTAATTGAGCCGTCTTCGGTAAGTGCTAGTGTAAGATCTTGTAGTGCTTTTTCAACTGCTGTACTGTTCATAATAGTATTTATTCTCTTTATCTATAAAGCGTCTTTACAAAACGCTTAATATGCTGCTATTAATACAGTTTCAGCGTTTATACGACCGTTCATTTTAATTGGTGTTGTTGTAAGTTTTGCAAACCAATTCTCGAACTTCTTACGTGTATTTAGCGATTTTACTTCACGTAGTTGTTCTACGGGTTTTCGCAGTGTACAAGCAACGCTTTTATCATCATCAAAACGCTGTAATGTTGTTCCTTTAATGTCTAGTCCTGTACCATCACGCATACCGCCTAATGGATCTTCATTGCTTGTGTAGTATATTCCCAGTTTACGAGTTTTACCATTAAACACAACCAAGCACGTTGCACCTACTAGTTTCCAAGCAGGAATACTTGAAATGCTATACTTGTCGTCTGAAACTTTATACTTCATTTTTGCTACAAGTTGCTCTGGTGATTTTCTAGCAATTTTACGTGGCTTTCTATTTGCTTTTGATTCAGCAATAATAGCATCACAAGCGCCTTGCACTGCAATATAAAAAGCATACAGTTTCTTAATATCTGTTTTCTTAAGATGCGCATACCCTTCTTTAAGTTGTTGTGCATAGTCCTTTTCTAATTCTGTAGCATCTTTTCCTAGTTTTTTAGGATTAAGTAATTCTTCATATTCCTTAATTTGTCCATCATATGAAGCCTTAATCATTCTAGCGTGTGGCTGCTTACACTCCATTTGTCTAAGTCTTGTTGCAGGCTTGATATCTTTAAAGTCTGTAATTTTTCCGTCTAAGTAATCGTCGTGTGCTGCTTCAATAAACTCACACATAAGATATGATGCTTGTCTAATTCTATCTTGGATACTTGGCTGACTTAGTTTTTTGTTTTCTTCTTTTGCTGCCGCTGCTGCATCTTCTTTTTCTTTTTGTTCAGTTTTATCTTTACCTTCGTTCAGTGCTTCGGCGATTCTTTTCTTTACAAATTCTGTAACAGGTCTAAGTTCTCCAGAAGTTCCTGGTAGACTATCCCAATATTCTGCTGCTGGCTTGTAAAAATCAGGCATACCATTGTTAAGCATTTTGCAAGTAATTGCAGCGGTTGTGCTTACTGTGCTATCTGCTGCTGCTTTTGCTTTTTTAATATCATCTTTAGTGTATCCATTGGCTTCCATCCAGATCCAAACTGCTGGCATAAGGTCTTTACTTGCAAAGTTAGCATAGTACCATTGGTGTGAACCTTGTTTCTTACGATGAAACTCTTCGCCAGATAACTGTTCCCAACCATCCCAAGATGGCTCTGTTAGTTTGGCGCCTTTACGCAACCTAGGTGCGCTTCTTATTGTTTTTCTTTTACCAGCCAATGTCAGTTTGCTCCTTCAACAAAAATTAGATTATATGATGATATATATCCTTTGTCAAGAGAAATTACTTTTTTCCGAGCAATTTAGATTCAAAACAGATATTACCATAGCTCTAATGTTCTACCGTTACCTGCTATAATAGCCAAACAAGTAACAATGTGCAGTATAATCCACAGAGTACGAATAACCGCAACTCTGTCTGCTTGTTTATCATCTTCAAATGCCTTTCTTCCTATTGCTTTACACCAAAGTTCCCACATAAAAATTATCCTTCGTATTCAACTACCATTACATTTTCTTCCTTTCCTGGTACGATCCAATCTTCAGCAGCAATAAGTGCTTCATCAAAGTCATCGAACAAAATAGGTTGCCGTATAAATGCTTCTCCAGAATCTTCTGTAACAAACATCCAATCATCGTCCCCGTCTATGCACACCATTATACCGTACCTTTTCATTAGGTCACACCACGAGTAAAGTAAAAACTGTATTCCATTTTAGCCTCCTTAGACTAAATCTGTTGCTAGTGGAAAAATATCAGCAATGACTTTAGCACAGGCGTGTGCAATATCCATATGCTCTTTCTGTGTTCCGTTTGCGCCACGTAGTTCAATATAATGAATCCACGAACGCAGTGTTCCGTTCATATACAAACGTGTTTTTGTGTTACCTTCAGGCAAGACAACACGAGCCTGCTCTTTAGCAATACCGTTGTCGATAGCCCAGTTATATACTTCTTTTGCTTTTTCAATTACTTCTTGTTGTTTTGAAGCCCAATCATAATGTAATTCACTTTCATCATCAAGTTCAATTGAATTTTGTCTGTTTTGTTTGTCTTGTAAACGTGCTTCACGTGTTACAAACATTTCACCAAACTCTGCAGGATTTGCATAGCGTTGGCTAAACTCTTGGAAACTAAAACTACGATGTCTTACAATTTGATGTGCAATATCTCGTGTTGTGTTTATTTCTAAACAAGCACTTACCATTTCAAGTGGAGACCAATGAGCGTGTTTAATTAGATACTTGATAAGTTTCTCACTTGTCTCACTGTTCATTTGATTGCTTGGATTGCTTACTCTAGCACAATAAGCAATAAGTTCTTGACAGTTGTCTAAACCTACTCCTTGTGGTGCTGTGCTATAGGAAATCAATTTTACTTCAGTCATCTGTTTGTCCTTTTAACTGTCTAACTCTGTGATGTAACCAACTTATAGCCGTATTTATATGGCCTGTGTCGTGTGGTTGTAATTGCTTTGTAGCGTATTCTATCTCATCTTGGAGAAAGTCTATACGCATTATATCTCTGAATAACTTATTTTTATCTTTAGAAGTTTGGACCTTCTTTTTCGTCCTCGTCATCAATTTCACATAACCTTTCTATATGTTTGTAGTGTTCGTATGCTTTTTTAAGTGCTTCAAATTTTTCTAACTTTTTAGGATCTGGAACTAAAATGTTTAGTCTTGATTCAATGGCTTCTAGTCGTTTGCGCATAGCACTGTCGACTTCAAGGCTGTCTGTACTATAAGACCAATCAGTTGCACTGTCAAGAGTAGATGAAGTATCAAAAGTAAAATTGGTATCATATGATGTTACGGCAGAGCCAGAGGCCCCACCGTAGATATCATCATTATCTAATGTAATAGTAAAAGTGTTATCATCACCCATTAAGTTTTGCCTCTTTACGAGAGTTTTTTGTATCAGTGATTTCTTTACGTCTTTCCTTGATAGCCTTAGTCATCTCTTGTAGGGCCTTTCTTGCTCTGGTTCCGGCAGCACCGTTACCTGCTTCAAATTTCTCATCTTCAGCAAGAAAAACATCCATTGCTGCTTTGATAGCGTCTGTATTTGACATATTATTTGTTCTCCTAATAATAAAATGAACCTTATTTGTTCTTTATTATATAAGCCTTGAATGCATTTGTCAATATGTAAAGTGGTTAAATATGTTTATAATGAATGATTTTACTCTTATTCCGTTCCAAAACATTGTAAAGTTCGGCCAAAAAACTATGCTAGATCAACCTTTATTCAATGTTAGTTGGATACTTGGTCGCTTTTGCAATTACAGTTGTAGTTACTGTTGGCCATATGCAAGAACGGATAAACCAGATCATCAAGAACTAGATGTCTACAAAAATACGATAGATGAAATTAAACGCCAGGCAAGAGATAATGGATTTACTGAATTCCATTTTAGTTTTAGTGGAGGCGAGCCAACAGCGTACAAACACTTTGGAGAGCTTATAGAGCATTACTGTAGTGATACAGAAGCACCTTACCAAAGTATACATATGACCACTAATCTATCTCCAGGTAGCAAATGGTGGAACAGATGGCTAGAAGCAACGAGTAAATTACAACGCAGAAGTATTACTGCTAGTTTCCATTCTGAGTTTGCAAAGGAGCAAGAGTTTGGAGACAAATGTTTACAACTTATGGCTGACGGTGTATTAGTTACAATCAATCAAGTAATGGTTCCTCACCATTTTGACGAGTATTATGAAAGGTGCAAACGATTTTCAGAAAGGGGTATTAATGTAACACTTAAACCACAAAGCGATCCAACTGCTAGTTTTATTGTAGATGGATATACTGTGAAACAACACTTAATGATGCAAGAACAATTTCCACAACACATAAAAGGTGAACAAGTTATGCAAATGTATTTTGAAGATCACAAAGGTAACGATTACGGATTGGATCAAGCAGAAAGAATGAACGCATTTGACTTCAATAAGTTTAAAGATTGGAATTGCGCAGCAGGGTATCAAAGTTGCGTTATAAGGGGGGTGGAAGTTAAGAGAGCATATAGTTGTGCGGAAGAGCCTTTAGGCACGCTTACAGACGGTTTTACGCTGTTTAAAGCACCATCTAAATGCATTACTAGCACCTGTGTAAGTTCTGCAGACAGTAAAATACCAAAATCAAGATGAAAATAGATATACAAGATATAAAATTTTGGATGGATGCTATTCGCAACAGCGATGACAGAAGTCGAACACTTGAAAGTTTTTGGGGAGGACAACTTCAATCCAAAACTTGGTTAATAGAATCTCTTGAAAGAAAATCACGTATTGCAAATGCATCAGTTATTATTTTTGGTGGATGGAATGGTGTACTTGCTAGTATGTTGTTTAACAGTGAAATAGGAATAAAACATATTACAAGTGTAGATATTGATCCTGTTTGCGAAGAAATAGCAAGAACAATGAATAAGCGACAAGAAATGGAAGGCAAGTTTGTTGCTGTTACAGAAGATATGTGTAACTTCCATTACGACAAAAAACCTGACATAGTTATTAATACAAGTTGTGAACATCTGACCAAAGCACAATATAAAAAATGGTTGCAAAATGTTCCTAAAGATTGTAAAATAGTACTACAAAGTAATGATTATAAAGAACTAGATGAACACGTAAATTGTGTATCATCTTTAGCAGCATTTAAAAAAAGCAGTGGCTTATCTTCATATATGGTTGAGGATGAGTTACAATTACAAAAGTATATAAGATTTATGCTTATTGGACACAAGTAATGTATAACATAGA